GGGGCAACCGGGCAATCATTATGTAGAGGAAACAATCCGGGATGGGCATTGTACGGTGGCTCAAGGTTGGTGGACTCCTACCCAACTTATTGAGCATAAGAAGCTTATTAATTACAAACCAGTGGAGTAAAAAGAATGGCTAAACATAGACGTCACACACCGATTGTTTCTGGGGCTCAGCAGGGAGCCATGGGGGTGGCTTATGCGGCTAAGAAGGGTAAGATGCCTATGTCTAAGCTGCGGGGGCCAGCCCGGAAGATGGCTAAGAGCATGCCTAAAGCCGAATTGAAGCGACATTTGAAGGAAAGTAAAGGGAAGGATTTGCCTTGGAAGTCATCCGGAAGGGGAACGATAATCCGATAACGGTTGAGTCAATCGATTCCGAGATAGAGCGGATCCTGACCGATGAGAGGATCTATCTCTATGCGGAGTCTCTGAAACAGCCCTGGTCTATCATTAATAAGGGGCAGGGGGACTGGGTAAAGACCTATGGAGGGGGTCCCGTTAAGCCATGCGCCCATGAATACCAAAGGTTGATGACTTATCCCTGGGAAAGTCCTGATAAGCTGGCACAGATGAAGGAGGCCATTTTCTATCTCTATTTTGCAGGGAATCAGGGAGGAAAGTCGGTCTGGGGAGGAAACTGGGTGCTGATGGAATGTCTCGGTATCCATCCTTTACAGGAATTGGGAGTCAGGCCGAAGCCCCCGGTCCATTGGTGGATTGTGTCGCAGGAATTACCGGCAGAGGCTAAGATAGATACGGGGGAAGATTCAACTATCGTCAAAACGATCCGGGAATGGTGCCCTCCGAATGAGTTCAAAATGTATCGTAAAGACAAGATCATGACGATTAGGGGGAGCGTGATTAACTGGAAATCCCATGATCAGGATAAGAGTAAGTTCAAGGGTGAAAGATTAGACGGGATATTCTGGGACGAAGAGCCCCCGAAGCCACTCTGGGAAGAAGGCGTTCCCCGCATCATGAAGAAAAAGGGTATTTTCCTTTTAGCCATGACCGCAGATTATGGCTCCTGGAGTTGGCAATTGCTCAAGAACAAGAAGGACCAGAAATATTATATCTGCGAAATGGACTCTTTTGAGAATCCGTTCATGGATACTGAGTTTAGAGCTAAATTGATGTCCTCGATGACAGAGGAGCAGTTGTTAATGCGCCGGTTCGGTAAGCATATCCAGTTTAAGGGAAAAGTCTTCCCCTTTGATTATGACCGAAATGTCGGGCGTCCTTTTGTCCCGAATAAAGAGACAAGCCAATACGTCATCATCGATTGGCACCCGGCAAAGCCTATCATCATTTCTTTTCTCTCAATCAATGCGAATAATATCTGGTATGTATTCAGGGAGAGTGTGATCGAAAGCCATGTGGTTGAAGCGGTGGCCCGGGAATACTATTCTAAGCTCACTTTCCCTGATTATAAGCTGCCAGTCGTTAAAACGATTATTGACCCCATTGCTTCCGTGGATCAGGTGCAGGACGGGAGAGTTAAGCCGAAATCGGTTGTGGATATGCTCAGAGATTTTGGGATCTCATGTAAGACGGGGAATCCCCACTTTGAGAGCGGTCACGCCTTTCTCACAAGAAAGTTGAATTACAGGGAGTTATGGTTTGACCCTGATTGTAAGCTTCATATTGATCAATGGGATACCTGGGGGGCGAAGAGATACCAGAAAGGCAATCTCGAAGGCAATCTCCGGGATCAACTTGAAGTGGAGGGGAACGATACCTGCGTTAACATGATTTATGCTTATAACGAAAAAGCAAGATTCATGCCACAGGAGACGGAAGATTATTCTGATCGCTGGACTCCTCCAAGGGCAAGCACGGCAAGGATTTATGGTAGGCAAAGATAAGTATCCAATTATCCAGTTGTTTAAATGTAAATGGTGTGAATCTTCGATGAGTGAAATTGCTTATGAAGAAGTTCCATTTCCACTTATTGATGAAATGCGTAGGAAATATATTAGTCGTAGTGGTGTTATGTTTACAAGAATAATTGATTATAAATGTCCAATATGTAAGAAATCAAAATATCCTATTATTATATTTGTATGGTATCGTTCTATTTCAGTTTTAAAGAATGTAAAACATTGGTATCTTAACAATATTTCCTGGAGATTCCATATAAATCGTGATGATGGATAAGGTTCTTAAATGCTATAAATGCGGAATCGAAATCGGTCTTATCACAAATGGGAATAGAATCGATTATGATAACCGTTCCAAGTTAGTCGCTAATCTCTGTTCCGTTTGTATGGATAAGGAATACCAGAAGATACGAAGAGGCTCAAGAGATGCCAATAGAGTTTAAAATTTATTCTGCAGAAGAATGTAAAGAATTTATCAAGCGAAATGAGAATGATGAACTTGAATTCAGTCATGAACTCTGTTCGAGAAAAATTACAATGTCAAAACATCTTGAGCTTCATCTTGCAGAATTTAAGGCTGATCCCATAAGGTATAATTATAATTTAAAGGAAATAGAAAACGTAATGGATCAGATAAGTAAAGTTATTTTTGGTGTTTCTATTAAATGTAATATTTTTTTACTTCCTGAAATGATGTCGATTGTTAGAGCAGTTGATGTTATGAAACCTCCTGAGTATTGCTTAATTATGTTTGCGTATATAACTCCATTTTCATCCGATCATCTTCCGTGGCTTTTATCACATGAAGTTTCACATTTTATTCATAATGAAATCTTAGGTATTACAGAAGACCCGAATAATGCTTGGGAAAATAGAGAACACGAAAAATTTGCTAATATGTTTGCTGGAATGATTCTAAAAAGGGTAGAAAATGCCAAAAAATAAGCGTGACCAGTTAGCGATAGAAATGGTTAATGATCGTTTCATCTATGCGGATGACGGGAATAAAGACTATCTGCGTAGAGCTGTTGAAAACGAAGAGCTTTACTGGAATTACATCGACGAAACCGATCATCCCTATCTTTCAAATATCTCTCTCCCGTGGCCCTACATTATTACGGAATCCTATCTCGGGAAGTGCATTCAAATCACGGCGGCTTCTATGCCCTATGTCCACGTCGTTGAAGATGATGACGACTCACGATCAAAGGCAAGAAGGGTTGAAAGAGACGCCAATATGGTTCTCTACAAACAGAAATGGCCTATTCTTGCTTATAATGGCTATAAAGGTGGGTTCAAACACGGCACTTTGTTTCTCTGGCTAAAACCTTGGGGAAGGTACAACGGGATAGAAATGCCTATCCTTGAAATCATGAACTTCTTTCATGTGAAGGTGAACCCCACGATTCTTAGTCTTGAAGATCCGGACGCTTATTTAGGGTACGAGACTTTTCTTCCTCTGGATTACTTCAATCAATTTAAAGACAACCCATTTTACAAAAATATTGATAAGATCGTTCCTCATCAGGGAGATATCTTTACCGAGGAAGAGCAAAGTATAAGGGCATTCAGATCGCTTCCTGGTTTGACAAGAGACAAATATTCTAATTTAGTCAAGACCTGGCTCTATTGGGATTTTAAGAATTTCATTATTCTTACGGGCGGCGATAATGTTATCAGAGATGACAGGGAAAATTTCATCGGACAGATTCCTGTAAAAGTAATAAAACCAATCCCTATCGAGAACGAATTCTACGGGATGTCGATCCTTGAAGAAGGAAAGGATCTTTTTGCTGAAGCCAATGAGAACAGGAATCAATTCAATGATGGTGCAAACTTGATGCTCAATCCTCAATATATCATCAATCGTGACGTCTGTGATTTAAAGAGAAGAAATATTGAAGCACGATCAGGTAATATCATCTGGACTTCAGATATCCCTAATAATGCTGTGGCTCCCCTGAAACAGGATTGGAATCTACTTGCCATGTGTCTTAAGCGCCAGGATTCAATCTATCAGGATATCATGAACTATTCCAACGCTTTTCCTCAGATGAGAGGCCAGCCGAGTCCGGGAGCTGCGGAAACAGCAACCGAATTTGTGGGGATGAGATCCGCAGGAGAATTGAGAAGCGATACCTATAATCTTCTACTCTCTATGATGGGAGTTGAAAGTATCGTAGAAGATATCGTTGAATATAAGAGAAAATTCATGACCTTGCCTTCAAAGTTCTATTACTGGCCGGAGAGAAAAACTCAAATCACGATGCCTGAAGATTACGAAGGCGAGTTCACTTTTAAAGCTTTCTCCGCTTTCAGGGGTTTTCAGGAAATTGAGAGAAAGCAGTTGATAGAAGCTATGGCGATGGTATTTGGAGGAGCGAATGGAGCATTTCTTCCTTTTGTAACTCCAAAGACGGATGAATGGCTTGATCGACTCCTCGACTCATTTCCTCATATCCGATCACCAGAGCAGTTAAAGCTCTCTGAAGAAGAGAAAATGATGGCTCAGGCACAGAGCATGATGCAGCAAATGATGCTTCCGTTTGCCGGAAAAGGCGGAAACGAACAGCCAGCAATGGGGGAAAAGGCCATGAGGCCGATGGAGACTGAACCCAACAGTCAAATGGGTTCCATGATCAGCAATGAGATGATGAGGCCCTAATGTTTGGAAGACCAAGAGGACGACCGAGAAAAGTTTTGACCCCCGAAGAGCAAAAGGTTGAGAAAGAATTTATAAGCCAACTTCATGAAGATATGCAGATGTATTCTGAGTTTGAGCAATTGAACCAGACTTCAGGAGGACAACGATTAATAAAGCTTCTCTCCGATTCCATAGACGATACGACTAAACACTGGTTTAAATTGCTTCTCCAGAGCGCAACCGAAGTAACGGGTGAATCATTATTGAAGCAATTCTGTCTTATTAAAAGCAAGCATGATACGTTGCGTGCTTTTGAAGGTAAGATAAAGGATGCAACGAATCAAAAACTTGAGATCGAGAAAGCCTTGCTTAAACTGACGGAAGAGTAGAAAAATCCAGGTCGTACGCCTGGTTCCCATTTAAGAAAAGCCTTCACTCGCGCGAGGGGTGAGGGCTTTTCTTTTTGGGATAATCCAGACCATAGGAGGATATTTTATGGCAATCACGGACAGCTCCACGGAAGGCAAATCTTCAGATGACCTGAAGGAAATGCTGGAGCAAACGGGTGATGAGGTGGTTTCCGAAGAGGGAGCCGAAACCGTAGAGACAGAGGAAGAAACCGGGGAAGAGGCTAAGCCTGAAGAGCCTCCCGAAGAGGAGCAACCGCAGGAAGCCAAGCCGAAGGAGAAAGCCGAAGAACTCTACAAACTGAAGGTCGAAGGGAAAGAAGAGGAATTACCGCTTCAAAAAGTGCTTGAATATGCCCAGAAAGGCCGCTATCTGGAAAGAGAGATAGCAAGGGTTAAAAAAGAGCGGGAAGAGTTGAGGAAAGGAAGGGAGACTCCGGGCGGAGTAACCCCTTTCGGGAATATACCCCCTGAGAAGTTCGATGAATGGCTTGTCAAGGAACTCAACGATAGACCCGGAGCAACTCTTTTTAACCTCATGAATATGGCGATACAAGGAGATCGGGACACACAAAAGCGGGAGAAAACAGAAGATCGGGACTTTGAAATAGAAAAGCAGGATGAAACTGGTGATCTATGGAAGGAATTAAAGCCTTTGTATAGAGAATTTAAGGATATGGGATATAGTAGAAACGAAGCTATGGCAAAGGCTGAAGCCGACTTCTGGAAAGCGACCGCATGGAAAACAAACCAACTTGCGTTACAAAAGGGCGAAAAGAAAGCACGTGATAAAATGAAAGCGGAAATGCCATCTGGCGGCAAGAGGACAGGCAAGCCTGCATCTGCGTCAGAAATGCCCTCCGACCAAGAACTTAAAGGCATGAAGGCGGGCGATATCCTGAAGCTTATGAAAAAGAAAGGAGCATTTAGAGAACATCAGGATTATTAAGCTCTCCTTCTTTCAAGGAGGGATTTAAATGCCTACTGTAACCACTTCCAACCTATCAAAGGTTGTAAAAGTGTATTATGATAGATTGTTTCTTGAAAAACTCGTTCCAAATCTTACCTTCCATCAACATGGTGTCAAAAAACCGCTCCCTCGTCATGAAGGGGATACCGTTTATTGGCACAGATGGAATCTCTTCACCAAAGGTCGTCTGATTTCGGAATCAGGTGCAGGGACCGCAAGGGGAATTTCCGCAAGCAGAATTTCCGCACAGCTTTTGATGATCGGTGATCATGCAAAGATTACAACCTATATTGACATGGTTTCGATTTCAAGCGTTGTGCAGGGAGCCGTTGAGCTTTTTGCTGATTCTTCAGCCCTGACTATTGATTTCGCTCTTGGCAGGATGCTGCTCTGGAAAAAGACATCCGTATCGGCCACTCTCGAAGTTTCCTCAGCCAATGCCTATCTCGGAGCAGTGAACTATCTTTCAGCGATTGGAACGCTTTCTGCGGCTCAATTCCAGGCTCCTCTCTGGGGTATCCAGTGGATGACCAGCAGAAGTCATGCGGCATCAGCATTGGATGGGGGGAACTCCGGGACGTTATTCACTCCCAATATCATTCGCCAGGCCGTCCTTAAACTCCGGGTCAAAAATGCAATACCTTTTGAAGATGGCTATTTTCATGCCATTGCTCACCCGGATTTGATCAATGATCTCAGGGGAAGCTCTGCGTTTATTGATCTCAATAAGTATGTGGACAATATGATCTTTGCCCAGGGTAAACTTCCTACCGGAGGAGTCGGTGAAAGAAATCTCCGTGGAGTAATGGAAGGAGTTAAGTTCTATGAATCCACGGAAGCTCCCTACTGCACAGTTACAAATGGCGCAGCCGGAGCCTCGGCCCACGGTAACGGAAGATACTATTTTACCTTCCTTTTTGGGAAAAACTCCTACGGTGTCACAGATTTTGATTCGATGAAAGGCGATGGCGCCCAGATCATCGTCAAGACCCCTGGACCGCAGGACACTTCTAACCCTTTGAACCTTTACAGCACGGTAGGCTACCGGGCCATCTTTACAGGCAAGATTCTAAATCCGAGTGCTTGCATGTGGCTTCTGAGTGGCAAACCTCTTGTAACTGGTTAGTAATTGAGACAGGGGAGGGAGAAGATCCTCTCCCCTGTTTTGGAGGAATCATGCCTTGGGGACATGAAGTAAGCACGAAAGAATGGTTTGAATTAAAGAAACAAGAAGATAGGGCTCTGGAAGAATGGAGCCGGAATAGAGTTTCAAAGAAATGTAAAATCTGTAAGTCCAGTTTCTATTCCTATGAAAAAGATGAAGAAGATCCGGGTTCTTGTGCGAGATGTGGTAACAGGGAAGGAGAGTTAAAACTGTGAAATGCTCATTCATTATAAGCGGCTATAAGTGCGACGAATATATTTTTAGAAACATCGATTCAATCCTTGATCAGGATTACAAGGATTATGAGATTATTATTGTCCTAAATGGTAGATGGCAGACGAAAGATGAATTAGCCGGAAGACTCATGGAGAAATATGGGGAGAAAATCAACTTGGTATCAATTGATACTCCTGGTTTGGGCCATTCAAATAATGTTGGTTTTGGATATGCCATAGGAGATATCGTTTCTTTTCTATCCTCCGACCTCTATCTTATGCCTGGAGCATTGAGAAACTGGGTGGATGCTTTTACAGAGCACCCTGATTGTGATTTTGTATATTCCGGTTATAGATTCGTATCAAAAAACCCATTGGAAGTCTATTTCTCAAACGAATTTGATCGGTATCATCTTGAATGTGAAAACTACATCGATGGGGCTAATCCCGTGAGAAGAAATGCGGTTCCTAAATGGGATGAGCAATTAAAAAGCCTTATCGATTGGGATTTCTTTTTATCCGTCACAGATAAAGGAGCAAAAGGATATTACATCAAAGAACCTATTTATTTCGCTGAACTGCCCAAGAGAGGGGGGTTATCTGAAGATTCAAATGCGAACTGGATTGTACGAAGAAGCCAAATTCAGAAGAAGCATGAAATACCGGAGAGAAAGATTTGTATCACATCTTTGATTGATCCTGAATACAGCCTTGAACTGGCAAAAATGGCAGAGGCGGATTACAGAATCTATCCAAGCTTCAAGCCTCACCATTATGATTTAGTCTATTCCTGGGGCTTCCAATGCGATAATGATAACATCCAGAAATCAACTGGAGTCTTTCATGGGTATCCCGGCCATAAGGCGATTCATTGGATAGGGCAAGATATAAAAAGCCTCATGAACCAAAGATGGGTTGACGTGGATTTCTACCAGCAAGCGGTTCTGTCTAAGATCAAGAACCATTTTTGTTTGACTGAAATGGAAAAGAAGAATCTTGACCGGATGAGAATAGAGGCGGACGTTTTATATCCTCCCGTGAAGATTAATGATTTAGGCATAAAGAAAGATGCGATTTCGATAAATGATCCTGAACTCCAGGCGCAATTAACCAGGGCGATGCCGGATCAGAAGATTTTACTAAACGATCTTAATTGCTCCATTACCGTCCACTTTGAGGATAAATTCTCAAATGTTCTTGAATCCTTATGTAAGGGAAACGAAGTCATTACCAATGCTTTCCTTTCCGGTGTCCATTACATTCAGGGATTTACGAACGTCCCGGAATTAAGAAAGATGCTTGTCCATGCCATAAGGAAGATTTTGAAGGATACGGAGACAATAGAGCAGGAAACAATCAACTGGTATAAACAACGAACAGACCCTAAAGCGTTTCAGAGGAAACTGGAGAAGATAGCAGAGAAGCCTATCCAGAAATACGGGAGATTGGAGGATATAACGGCCAATGCCTGAAAGAAGAGTAGACTGGGATGCTTTATTTGGGACAACGGATTCATTTAAGAAGGCATTTGGATACGATGGAGAAAATCTTGTCTATATTGGCGGTGCAAAGCCGGGAACAGGAAAATCTGTTGCAGGCTGGCAAATTAAAAAAATGATTTACGATGGAAACGCTATGGTAACGGATATTGAATGGGCGGATGGAGATACGGAATTTGACAATATCTGGGATGATAGAGAAAATTTAAATTATTCTTAGGAGGATAAGATGGCACCTTATGTAAAATTTCAGGATTTTGCAGAGCAATTAGGGAAGGGAGTTCACCATCTTCATGCAGCAGGAGATACTCTCGAAGTCTACCTTACAAACAACGCACCTGATGTTGCTCTGGATGCTGTTCAGGGAGACCTCTTGGGAATAACAGAGCAGAATGGATATGCTGAGGCAGATATCCAGAATGATTATTCAGAGGCAGGCGGAACCGGAACATTGACTGGTGTGGATGTGGAATGGACGGCAACAGGCGCTGGATTCGGGCCATTTCGGTATGCGGTGATAAAAAATGCTACTGCAACAGATCGATTAATTTGTTATTGGGATTATGGTTCATCCATTTCTTGTGCGGTGGGTGAGAAGTTTAAGGTTGATTTCGGAGCAAGCATTCTTACGATTGCATAGAGGATAATTAGTGGCAACAACTCTTTATCTTCCATCATCCGGTACTCCTCCTTTGGCTGCTTTGGCGGTTAACTCGAATTGGGAGTTAACGAATAGTCTGGTAAGGAGACCATGTTTTATCTCTAAGATTAACTCTGCCCTTGCTACGACAGCTCTCACCTGGCCTGCTACTTCTACTCAACAATGGTGCTGGTTTCAATTCCAATCAGATGTCCTTGCGGCTGCGTATAGCTGGACTACCGCTGATACTGTTTCAATGGTTATAGGAAAGTGCGGAGAACCTGCGGCATTAACAGCCGACACTCATTTAGCCTATGTCGTTCGAGTGGTGAGCGGTGATGGAAGTTCAATTAGGGGTGTTATAGGTCTCTACCATGCCACATCAACCGAATTTCCAGATGTTGCTTCTGCTGCAACCCGTATTCATAGCGCAAGAGTAAACGGTGCCGCTAATTTCAGTTCACAGATAGGAGATAGAATAATTATAGAACTCGGGATGCACGGCGTAACACCTGCCGCCGTTCAAGTTCAGATGCGTGTCGGAGACCCTTCCGCCACTGGTGATTTTGCACTAACGGCAGGATTGACTACTGATCTCTGTCCTTGGGTTCGATTATCAAGAGATGTTGTGTTCGGAAGAAGTATAACGGCTGTAGCAGGAAGTCATGATGTAACTGGGACAGTCACACCTTTACTAAAAAGTTCAATTATAGGGGCCGATGGAGGAAGTGATGTTCTTAATGGTCAGTCTGTATCCCTTCTAAAAAGTTCCATAATTTTGGCAGAAGCAGATTCATATAATATAAATGGTACAGTAGCAAATTTGCTTCTAAATAGATTAGTGGGTGCAGAAACCGGAGCCATCATATTTACCGGGCAAGATGTTACGCTGACAAAAACGACAGCAGGATATACTCTAACCTGTGATGCAGGAACAGTTGAATTGACAGGCCAGGTTTCTTCATTACTTACAAGTAGATTGGTAAGCGCTGGTTTAGGAGAATATACCACAGTTGGTTCAATTTGTTCCCTCCTTAAGTCCTACCTGATTGGGGTGGAAAACGGAAATTATATTCTTAATGGTCAAGATTGCTTTTTGCTTTACCACCGTGTTTTAACGACGGAAAGCGGAAATGAGGCTTTTACCGGTCAACAGACATCCTTATTGATAAGTAGGTTAATGCAAACTGAAGTTGGTGATTATGCTCTTACTGGAATGGATGTAATCTTAGCAAGGATTTACAGCATTCTTGCAGATGCTGGAGCGATTGTCCTTAATGGTCAAGATATAGATTTCTTCAGAAGTTATATTTTAGGAACAGAAACAGGCTCAATCGTTTTATCTGGTCAACTTGCCTCTCTTATTACAAGTAGAGTCCTATCAGCGGACGAAGGACATTACAAAAATATTCCTTCTGCTTCTCTCATAAGATTTACTGACGGCAAAATGGCAAAAAGAATTACAGATACACTTTATTCAAAATTGTAATAGAAAAGATCGGAGGATAACCGCAAATGCCTAAAGTAGCTTTTATTATTCCGGTCTGGAACGGAGATTCGTATCTGTCAGAAACCCTGGAGACAATCCGGCGTCAAACATTTAAAGACATTGAGATTATCGTCATCGACGATTGCTCACCAGACTACACCAGGGATTTGATGGAATGGTATACTAAACAGGATGTACGCATAAAGTATCACCGCTTTGAAGAGAATCAGGGTGTCTGCGAGGCCAGAAATTATGGGAACAAAATGGCGTCGGCTGAAGTTATTTGCGTATCGGATCAGGATGATCTTTCCGTCCCTCATCGGGCTATTTATTCTTATCTTTATCTCAAAGACCATCCTGAAATTAATTGTCTTACATCGGCGTATTATGAGTGCAATGTCGATGCGATCAGAATCAGAAAATTTACACCACCGGATATGACAAGGGAAGTGTTTGAAAGCGGTAATTTCGTCTGGTTTCATTCGTCTGCTGTTTACCGGAAAGAAGACATATTGAAATTGCCTTACAGATCCGTATCGGGTGCCACCGACGATTGGATATTTCTTGATGATTGGACGAAAGAGGGGATGAGATTTCATACATCAAATAAAGTGTTAGGAGATTGTAGACGACTTCCTGGGGGCCAAATGCAGCAAAGAAGGGCAGCCCAAGGAGCGCAACCGAGTTTCATTTTATGAGGTAGAAATTATGTATTTCTCTTATTTAATAGAGCCAGAGAATGTGAATGAAACCTTGGAAGATGTGAGTGAAAATAATTGGAAGGTTATCGGAGTCACTTATTTATCTGACTCAAGACAGGTTTTGCTCATCTGTGAAAAGCCAGATGGAAAGCCAAAATTGAGTTTGTTTAAGCCGGCAGAGGAAGAAGCGTATGGTTCCTAAAGTTTTATGGGAGTGAATAATGCCAGATGAGACTTATAAAACTAAAATGGATATAAAAGGAATAATTGAATTCAATAAACATATTCCATTTGTTGAAAGGATAATTAATAGAGATCAATATCCAACAATACAATCAACCATAGATCCATCAAAAACAGCTACGCATGAAATGGCATGGGGAGAAACTGGAGGACAATTTTTTGTGTTTCCAACCTTAGATATAGTGAATGGAAAACTTATACCATTTAAAGATATTGGTATTGATCCTTTTTCATACGCCATGAAAAGTGGGAATTATATTCCTTTTGATACGGCAGAAGAAGCAGACTATTTTAGTAAAAATTATAAGCAATATTGGAATAAAAAATGATTCCTAAAGTTTTATGGATTCAGACAATCAATCCTGGAGTGGCCTATTACCGGATCTATTCCTTTGCAAAGTATATGCACGACAATAAGAGGATAAGCTCCGTCATCTTTCCAGAATTTAATCCTAAGATGATTATAACTCCAGATTGGGAAGGGAATCTGTTCAAAGACAGTCTCGATTTCATAGCTCCCTATGTGGATTGGGCGGATTTGGTAATTTGCCAGTATGTGTCCACT